TTAGAGAGGGCCGCGTAATGCCTACGACAACGACAAACTATTCTTGGAATAAGCCAGCAGTCGGCGGTGACGAAGACGCGTGGGGCGGCTACCTCAACGGCAACTGGGACAGTTTAGACACGCTTCTTGGCGGCGTTACAAACGCGCAGTTTTCCGCTCTAAATGGTCTGACTGCTACCACAGCAGAGTTAAATATCCTTGACGGTGTTACTGCTACCACAACAGAATTAAACTATGTCGATGGTGTTACCTCGGCTATTCAAACGCAGTTAAACGCAGCTGCAACAACAGGTAAGGCAATCGCAATGGCGATTGTTTTCGGTTAAAGGAGAAGCCTCATGGCCGCACCAAACGTCGTTAATGTAGCCACGATCACTGCCAAATCGGCAATGGTGGCTTTAAGTTCAACATCCGCAACCACGCTGGTCAGCAACGCTGCATCATCTGGCAAGGTCTTCAAGGTCAACATGATCCAGATTGCCAACGTCGATGGCTCAAATGCCTGTGACGTTACAGTAAACGTACACAGCGCGGCATCTGGCGGTGGCACAGCTTACTCGCTTGTAAGCACTGTATCTGTCCCTGCCGACGCTTCGCTTGTTGCTTTGGATAAAGGCACTGCCATGTATCTTGAAGAAGATCGTTCTATCACGGCAACGGCTGGCACTGCGAATGATCTGGAAGTGATCGTTAGCTACGAGGAAATTAGCTAATAGGAGCCTCTGATGGCTAAACGTACAGGCGGCTTTATAGGCCAAGACGGTATAAACGCACCTGACCAAGCGACAGGGGTTACTGGCACTGCGGGTGATACTTCTGTTAGTGTAGCATTTACTGCGCCTTCCGATGTGGGCGGTGCGGCTGTAACGGGCTACCGGGTTCAAGATAGCACTGGTGCATTTGGCGCGTCTGGTTCTGCTTCGCCTGTCACAGTCACGGGCCTTACCAACGGCACAAGCTACACGTTCAACGTATGGGCGATCAATCCGTTTGGGTGGTCTAGCCCTAGTGATGCGAGTGGGAGCGTTACGCCTGACGTTCTCCGACGAGGTGTTTTTTCTGGTGGCTCTGAGGTGGAAGGCGATCAAAATTTTACAAATTCCATTGAGTATATATCTATAGCCTCAACTGGAAATTCAACAGACTTTGGTAATTTGCTTGCACCCGTTAGGCAGCTGACATCGGTAGCCTCAAGTACCAGAGGTGTTATGCTTGGGGGCGCACCAGTAGGTAGTAACGCTCAAAACACTATTCAGTATATCACCATAGCGACAACAGGAAATTCTTTAGATTTTGGAGATATTGCATCTGGTGGGGCATCGTCAAGTTCTGCGTGTTCCAGCGGGACTAGGGGTGTGCAGGGTGGGGGGTATCCTTTAAGTGGATACACAATTCAGTCTGCAATGACTTATATTACAATTGCATCTGCTGGCAACACATCCTCATTTGGCTCTCTCACAGACGCAAGAAGAAATTTAGCCGCCTGTGCGTCTACAACTAGAGGAGTTTTTGCTGGAGGTGAAAGGTCGGGAAATAAAAATGTTATTGATTATATCACGATTGCCAGCACTGGAAACGCGACTGACTTTGGTGACTTAACCGTAGCAAGACAGAATTTGCAGGGCTGTTCTAATTCTACTAGAGGTATCTTTGGCGGTGGAAACCCAAGTTCTAATACGATGGATTACATCACAATCTCAAGCACTGGCAATGCTTCTGATTTTGGAGATTTTCAGTCTAGTGCTGCTGGAGCATATACTCACGCAAGTTGTGCATCTTCTAGTCGGGCAGTCTTTACTGGCGCTGGAAGCTCAAACGAAGAGAAAAATCTAGGGTATGTTGAAATAGCTACGACAGGTAACACCTCTGATTTTGGCGACCTTAGCGTACTCACTCGCTATATGGCTGGCCTATCAAATGTTCACGGAGGACTTTCATAATGCCCAATTATCAAGGTGTATGGAGCCTCTCAACGCAGTATCAGAATAGAACAGGGTGGCCTACATATGTGCCGCCAATTGGTCTTTTTGCGGGTGGTTACACAACAGCAAGAACCGACACCGTGCAGCAAATCTTTATATCCACGACAGGTAATGCAACGGATTTTGGCGACTATTCAGTTCCAACGAGGAACATGGCTGGAATGTCATCATCTACGCGGGCAGTGTTTGCTGGTGGCTTTTCAAATGATTTTATTTACTCAAATGTTATTTCATACACAACTATTGCTGAAACTGGATCATTTACTGATTTTGGTGATTTGTTAGTTGGAACGGCTAACGCAACAGGCCTTTCAAATTCAGAGAGAGGTGTTTTATCTGCTTCAAACCCCTCATCTGGCAGCCCTTCAACTGCGATGGAATACATAACAATTGCGACAACAGGGAACAGTGCTGATTTTGGAGACTTGGTTGATACAACGGCCTATTATAACGGTGCTTGCGCATCGCCCACAAGAGGGTTGTTTTTTGGCGGGCAATATACAAGTTATTCAAATGTAATTCAGTATATTACAATTGACACTACTGGAAACGCCACTGACTTTGGAGATATGTCGCAATCTATTTCTAGTGTTGGTGCGGGTTCATCTTCTACTATTGGGCTTGTAGCTGGCGGATATAATCTTAATTCTCCAAATTACAAAAATAACATAGAAAAAGTAACGATTGCCTCAACGGGGAATTCTGTTGATTTTGGTGATTTAACACAAGGTAGAAGTTCCCCTGCACCTGCTTCATCATCTTTGAGGTTAGTATTTGGCGGCGGTAGCGCAGGCTCTAGAGTTAATACGATGGACTATGTAACCATAGCCACGTCAGGTAATGCGACTGATTTTGGTGACTTGCTTGCTGCAATGGACAGCATGTCAGGTGTTTCCAACGCCCACGGAGGACTATCCTAATGTCTGATAAACGCTATCTCGGCAACATCATCACGGATACTCCGACCGCGCCTGCTGGGCCGTATGAAGATAGCGCAGCAAGCGGCGTGTGGTCACTTGCGGAAGCATTTGCTTATAACAAGGCGGGGCTGTGGCCTATTCCGGGGAATGTAAACCCATTAGCGGGAGACATTGCTCTCGTTGCGGGTGGGCAAACACCTTCTGATCCTTATTATACAACCGCAATTCAATATTTTTCTATAACAACTTTAGGCAACGCTACTGATTACGGAAACGTGAGCCTAAAATACGGCAACCTTGCATCTTTTGCAAGCACAACAAGAGCCTGCTTTGCTAGTGGCTCAGGTTTCGCTGATGTAATAGAATACATAGAAATACAGACAGGTGGAACTGCATCTGACTTTGGCGACTTAACTGCTTCAGCTACAGCACGAGCTGGTTGTTCAAGTTCCACAAGGGGGTTAGTTGGCGGTGGTTACAGCAGTGGCAGTGGCAGTAATGTTATTGACTACGTTACAATTGCGTCAACGGGCAATGCTGCTGATTTCGGAGACTTAACGTCTGGACGATACAATTTAGAGGCCGTTCAATCAACAACACGCGCTGTCTTTGGTGGGGGGTCAACAGGCTCCTACTCCAATGTAATGGATTACGTCACAATTGCTTCAACAGGAAACGCGACAGACTTTGGCGACCTTATATCGGCAAGGCAATCTTTAGGTTCAGGATCAAATTCAACGCGAGGGCTTTTTGCTGGCGGCTGGTCGGGTAGCCGCATTAATGCCATTGACTACATTACAATTGCATCCACGGGAAATGCTATAGACTTTGGCGACTTACTAGCGGCCAATTACGAAATTTGCGGTACAGCAAATTCAACGCGAGCCGTCTTTATGGGCGGTAATACGTCTGGTTCGGGGACTAATGTTATCCAATATGTGACAATAGCGTCTACTGGCAACGCCACGGATTTTGGCGATTTGACAAATTCTATCGTCCACGGTGGCGGGACATCCAATTGTCACGGCGGCATTTAAGGGGAGAATGACAATGCCTAAAGATACAGTAAAAGAAACGGCCTTAGCCACGGTAGACCTTAACATTCAGCTTCCGTCTGCGAAGCCTGAGTATAAATCTATGCTGGCAAACATTGCCGACAAAGCCCCTGCCATTGCGCAGGCGTCTAGCAATTTCTACAAGTCGCACTCTCAGATGATGAGCGTGACGCTGGACGTTACTGCAATTACACCGATCCGCTCTGTGAAGCATACGCTTGCTGAGATTGAGAAGACCAAGTCTGCTCTCCAGGAGGGTTACTTCCGCATGAAAAAGGAAGAGGTCAAACTCAAGAAGCTGGAGCGCAAGCTGTCAGAAGAGACAGACGATCTTGAGCGTGAGATGCTTGAGATTAAGATCAACGAGAAGCAAGCCAACGCTGCATCCTCACGGGGCTACGTTGAGGCGGCTGTACGCAAGCTCAACTTCTTTACCAATCAGTATGAAAACCTGATGAAGAAGATTGGCAAAGACGAGCTGACCGAGGCTGATTACGAGCTTGAGGAAGTTAAATACCACATTATGACTTGCCTCAAACAGGCGCTCAACTCTGCCCGTCCACGCAACGGTGTGATTGACGAAGGCAATATGATCTATCTGTTTGACCTTGGCATCAACGCAGCACAGGCGCAGCTTGAAGTTATGTCGTATCTCAACTGGGAAAACGAGCTAATCAAAGAAGGTAAAGCGCCCGAGCATCACCACACGGTGCAATGGCTTGAGGCTTGCGCAGACAAGTGGGCGCATTGTCCAAGCGCCTTTGCAGAGAGCCGTGGATTTGATATACTCGACGAAACATCCTTGACCAACACACTCATAGAGGACCAAACTGATGGCTCATAAAGTAGTAAAATATCGCCTTGAAGCGGATGGGACTATCCCAACGTGGCTGACGTTTGGCGTTCCGCAATCAACTGGTGGCATGTACGCGGTTGCCGACCCTAACACAGCATCACCGCAGGATTGGATGATGATTGGCATTTCCGCAGGCGGCGCTGACACATCTGATGCAATTACAGTATTTGCGTCCAAAGCCGATCTCCAGACGTATCTGGCAGCAGAGGCAACGGCAAATAGCTGGACTGACCCAGACCCAAGCGATCCTGATGCAACAGTTGCGTTTGACGCCGCTGCTCACGCACAACGTGTTTGGGACGATCTCGACGCACTGAACGCATAGGAATATCAATATGCCGTTAATCCCACTAAAAATTCCGGCGGGACAATATCGCAACGGCACTGACCTTATGTCTCAGGGCCGTTGGCGGGATATTAACCTTGTCCGATGGCACGAGGATGCGCTGCGTCCTGTTGGTGGCTGGCGTCAACGTGCTTCCGTTGATCTGAACGGCGTTGTTCGATCCATGATCGCGTGGGAAGAGAATGACGGCTTGCGTCAAGTGGCGGCGGGAACGTACAACAACCTGTACGTTATCAACGCAAACGGCACAGCGACTGACATTACACCCACTGGCTTAACCGCAGGGCGCATCGACGCAAACATCAACACGGCATACGGCGGCGGGTTTTACGGCAACGAAGAATACGGCTTGCCACGCGCTGACACTGAAACCATCCTCCCGGCGACAACTTGGTCTCTGGAGAATTGGGGCGAGTATTTGCTGGCCATGTCATACGATGACGGCAAGCTATACGAGTGGCAAGGCAATCCCGCAACTGACGCCGCGCTGATCGCAAACGCTCCCACAGATTGCACTGGCATGATGGTGACGGAAGAGCGCTTTGTCGTATGCTTCGGCGCTGGCGGCGATCCTCGCAAGGTTCAGTGGTCAGATCGCGAAGATAACACAACTTGGACGCCCGCAGCTACAAACGAAGCTGGTGACATAAACTTGCAAACCAACGGCGTTATCTTGGCTGGGCTGCGTACACGCGGCCAGTCGCTCATTCTGACCACAGAAGACGCCCACACATTGACTTACTCCGGCCCTCCGTTTGTGTATGGTGTGGAGCGCGTTGGCACCTCCTGCGGGCTTATAGCGGCCCGTGCGGCGGCTTCTGTTGACAACGGCGTGATCTGGATGGGCTTGCGTGGCTTCTTTGTCTACTCTGGCGGCAGGGTTCAGAGCGTCCCGTGTGATGTGGCTGACTATGTATTCAGCGACATTAACAAGGATCAGCGCTCAAAAGTGTCTTGCGTGGTCAATAGCGCGTGGAACGAAATCTGGTGGTTTTACCCCAGCGCAGACAGCCTTGAGTGCAACCGCTACGTTGCATATGACTTTGTTGAAAACATTTGGATCACAGGCGAAATGGATCGCACCGCTGGCGTTGATCGCGGCGTGTTCCGTTACCCAATGTTCATTGCAAGCGATGGCGAGCTATACGAGCATGAGATCG